GATGATCCCGAGCCGCACCCGCTCACGATTGAGGTGGAAGCCGCCGCATCCGTGACGTTCGTGCTGCCAATGCTCAGCCCGCCGATGGCGCGTGTCGCGCCTGTCAGCGTGCTCACGCCGGTCACGTCGAGCGTGCCGCCGATCGTCCCATTCCCGCCTGCGGAGATGGCATCAGTGGCGATTAGGTCGTCGCCAGCCGTGATGTCGCTCGAAGTCGCGACGATGGCGCCAGCGGACGTGAGTGTCCCGCCGAAGACAACGTTCTGCGTGCCGGTCGTGTTGCCGATCACGAGCGAGACGGTATTGGGGGTGTAGAGCGACCAGTCATAGGACGATCCGGCGACCCCAACGATCGTCAACCCGGTCGCCGCCGCCTTCTGGAGCGAGCCATTAACGACCGGCGTGGCGTTGGAACCGAACTTCACGGTGCCGACCATCATGCCGCCCGTGCAGGTCGTGGGCGCGCCGGGATTGTTCCCGCCGACGCAGATGCTCGTCGGCCCGGTGTGCGTCGTGACGAGCGTCGTCGCGACCGTGGGCGCGGGCTGCGCGCTCGCACAAACCGGCACGAAGAGAAAGAACAGGATGTTTCGCAATGCACACATGGTCAGGATGTCCTTATGAGTGAAATGCCCCACGCAAAGCCGGTATTCGCCGAGACTTTTACCTTGATGCCGTATTGCTTCTCGACGCCACCGCTCGCGAACGTGATCGCGCCACTCGTCGCCACCTCGCCTGTCAGACTCGTAATCGAGCAGGTTGCCAGCGGGGTATCAGGCGCTCCGTCAATGAGATTGACGATGGCGACGGTCAGCGTGCCGCCCGTGAACATCAACCCGTTGGCCTGTAAGGCGTAGGTGCCAACCAGATCGGCCGAATCGACCACGTAGACCGCCGTGCCTGGATGCAGTGTGTCGAACGTGGCCCCGGACGGATAGCCGGTTGTCGTGACGGCCGCCGCCGGGTTGCCGCCGAAGGTGAAGATCGAGCCGACACCCGCGCCCGCGCCAACCGCGACCGACGTGACGGGGTCAATCGGGAATCCGACCGCAACGCCGTCCGCATCCTTCAGCACAAACTTATAGCTGAGCGCATCGAGGTAAATGGCCTGCGTGCGCCCACTGGAGTCGAGTTCGATCGGGTTGCTGTTCGGCGTGCCGGTCGAATCGCTGTAAGTCGTGGCCGGCGTGGAGGTGCCAGACAGGTAGGTGTAGACGAAGCCGCCCGCAAGCGGATTACCATTATCGTCAAAATATTGACGCTGATCGTAGGGGGCAAGGGTGTATGGCATTTACGGCCACCGTCCGGTGTTGTTGCGTTCGGCCACACGAGAGGCGACCGTCGCATTGGATTGCACGCCTGGAATCTTGCTAAAGGCCCGCTGCGCTAGGACCGCGTCGAGCGCCTCCTGCGGCGTCTTGCCATTGGCGAGTAGGCCCAGACCGACCTTGACCTCTTCGGCCGTCAGTTTCACGTTTCCAGGCATTTTGTTCACGGTCTGCGCCATCTTCTCGACGGTTGGCGCGGGCCGGTTCCGCATGACAATCTGGATGGCCTCTTCTGGCGTCTTGCCGCGCTGGATCAGGCTCATCGCATTGGAGGCTTCCGCCTTCAGCGGCGCCTCGCCGATAGCCTCAAATGCGTCCTTAGCGGCCTTCAGCGCGACGTTCGGCTGGTAGGCTGTGGCCTTCGCCACGGCTGGCGCCGCCTCGCTGACGGCTTCAGCGGCAGCCGGAACAGCCTTCCCGGCGAGTCGTGCGGCTAACTTGGCCGCGAGTTCCTCGCCGACGCCCGCGCCAACCACGGCCCCGACTGGCCCACCCATTGACGCCCCGACGACCGTGCCGGCGTGTTTGACGATTTGCGGAGCAATTTTGCCGATAATCTTGGACGACGCCGCGCCTTGCACCATCCGGCCTGCCCCGGCCGCGAGCGCGCCGACGCCTTGAGCGAGAGAGGGCGCCATCAGCGCATCTTCAGGCGCGATGCCGAACCCGCCGATCGTCGCGATGTTCGAGTCAGGCCGGTCTCGCAGGTCGCCGCGGTAGCCCGGTCCCTGCATGAACTTCACGGAGCCGTCAGGGTTGCGGACAATGCGGTTGCCGTGAGCGTCGAGCTCGCCGGCTGGCTTCGGCGCGGGCTGCGTGGACTTGAACTCGCGAATGACGAGCGCGATGTTCTCTTCCGGCTCCCCGGCATCAATCATGCGCTGGACGATAGCTTCCAAGTCAGGCATGGCTATTTGCTGTATTGTTCGATCAGTTCTTTGGCCGATTTCGGCTTCGTGGCCGGATTCGGCGCCGTCGCCCGCTTCTCGAACTGCGTCACATCGTAGTTCGCATCCTTGAGCGCGTCGAGGATGTTCTGCTTCTTCTGCTGGAGCAATTCGCGCAGGCCGAGCAGTTTCGCCTTGGCGACCTCCGGCGGATCCCCGATCGTTGGCAGGATCTTGGTGTATTTGATCTCGTCCTCTTTCCGGAGCACGCCGCCTTCCAGTGCCTTCCCGATCATCTGCTTGACCCGGTCGATCACGCCCTGCCGCGCCTTCGATTCGGCACCGACTCCGGTGTATTCCGTGATGGGATTCGGCACGTAAGATCCGAGCCATGACCCAGCTCCGGTCTTCCCGACTTCCTGTTCCAGTGTATTGAGGTTGTCGAGAGACGTGTCGATGTCGGCAATGCGGCCCGCATCGCCAGACGTGACTTGCCGCCCCTGCTCGCGGGTTGTCGCGGGCGTCTTGCCTTCCGCAGCCGACCGCTTCACGAGCACTGGCTTACCGTCTGGTCCCATAATGGCGACCAGCGGCTCTTTGTCCGAACCGACCACTGACGGCTCCCGGCCGGCCTCGGACGCCTGCCGCTTCAATTTCAGCAGCCGGTTGAGTTCCTGCGGGTTGTTCCGAGCCGCAAGAATAGCGGCATCGATGCTGCCAGGTTCGCCGGCCGGCTTCGGCACCTCCGGCAGCGAGGCAATCGGCTGCCCTGCTGGGTCGAAGCGGGTCTGGCCTGGACTGAGCGAGAACCCGGCCGCCGGCGGCCCCTCAGCCGCCTTCTGCGCCGCTGTGTCGGCCTGCTGCTGCTGCGGTGACTTGAATCCGGCGATGATCTGCTGGATGGCCTCCGGACCGGCCGCCGCGCGTTGTCGCAACTGGTCGGCCGGGAAGTCGGGGAAGTGGCTCTGGATGGTCCCGAGCGCGAACTCGAACACCTTCGGATCGTAGTTCGACTTTTCGACCATTTGCAGGAACGGCTCCGCGTAGTCCTGCCCCTTCTTCGCGATATTAGCCTTCAACTCCTCGGCCCGCAGCTTGTCGGCCGCGATGTCGGAAGCGACCTTATCGAGTTCCATCCGCTGTTTCTTGAACGAGGCGAGCAGTTCTGGCACTTCAGCCTGAATCCGCGCTTCAGCCTCATCCGGCGTGCGAGAGGCGGCGATGATGGCGTAGAACCGCTGCTGCGCCTGTTCCTCGCGTGCCTGTGCGTCGATCTTCTGCCGCCGCTCATCCTCCAGCGCCTTGTTCGAGTTGATGACTTGCCGCTGCCCCTGCAACTGCTGCATCTGCGCGAGGATCTCGAACGGATTATTGAACGGCTGCGGCTTGACGCTGAGCGGGATAGAGGAATCGAGCGGCATGGCCTACTGCCCCAACGCCTGCAAATACGCGAGTTGCTGCGCGGACAGCCCGAGGTTCTGCAAGGCGTTGCCCCAAGCATTCCCGGCCCCGACCTGCCCCGCGGCGTTCGCGTTGCCCTGCTGCGTATAGAGGTCGCCTGTGGCGTTCGCGTAGCCCTGCCCGTTCGGTTGGCCGGGATTCCCGAGGCTCGCCAGCTGGTAGTTCATCATCCACGGATCCATGACCTGCTGCTGGTAGTTCTGGTTATTCGTCGCGAACTGCTGGTTGAAGTTCTGCCCCTGCTGCGCCAACCCGAGGTTTCCCATGCCGAGCGCGTAGCTGTTGTTGCTGTTCTGGTAGCCAAGGTTGAGGTTGCCGAGCCCGAGCTGCGCCGCCACTTGCGCCTGGTAGTTGTTCAGTGCGGCGTTCTGGTTCTGCGACCCGAACCCCAGCGCCGTGTTCGCGTTCATCTGGTAGGCGTTCGCGGCCTGGTTGTAGCCCTGATTCTGCGCGCCGAGGTTCGCCTGATAGCCGGCGAGATTCTGCCCGAACTGCTGCCCCTGCTGCTGCAACGCATTCTGGTTATTCGCCTGCCCGACTTGGAAGTTGCCCGCGTTGTTCGCCTGATTCGTCTGGAACGCCTGATTAAAGTTCTGATTGCCAAAGGCCAGATTGTTCGCGTTGTTCGCCTGTGTCGCGTTGAACTGGTTGCCGATATTGGCCTGCCCGAACTGGAAGGCATTGGCGTTGTTCATCCCGACATTGGCCCGCTGCCGCGCGTCCTCGGCGGCATATTCCTGACTGGCCATGCCCTGCCCGTAGTCGGTGAGCGCCTTCGCCGCGTTCCCGGTCCGCAGTGCCCCGGCGTGCGCCAGCGTGTTTTCGAGCGCCTTCTGCCCCTGCTGGAAGCGGAAGTCGTAGGCGTTCTGCGCGGTCGGCCCGCCTTGCTGGCCGTTGTAGGTCTGATACTGGAGCTGCTGCGGGTCGGCGACCTGAATTGGCGCCTGCCTCGTCGGCTCGCCCATCGCGTTGTAGTTCAGTTGTTGCATCTGGGGCACTGCCGAGCCGCCATGGAACTGCCCCAGCGTGGACGGCTGATAGGTAAACGGCGCAGGCGTCTGGAGCGGCGTGAAGTTCGGTGCGGTCGGCATGGTGAACCCGCTGCCGCCGCCCAGACTGCCGAGATTCGCACCGCCCCAGCCGCTTGAGGGCGACCCGTTGCCGGTATTCGGCCGTGGCCCGCCGCCGCCAGCCGCATTCCAAATCTGGCCGCCACTCGTCAGCGCATCCTGCACGCCCTGCCCGAAGTCCACTCGATCGCCGGATGGCCCGCCAAGGAAGTTCGCCGTGTTCCCAGTGGCCTGCGAGTAGGCTTGGAGCATGTTCTGGAGGCCGCCGGCGGCCTGTGCGTTGACGAACCCGGCCCCGCGCGTCGGGTCGGCGCCATACTGCTGTGTTGCCCAATCGAGGAACCCCTGATTGTTGTTCGCGAACTGGCCGGCCATCGGCGGCGGCGTGCCGTTGAGCGTTTGAAGCTGATCCCGAGGGTTTCCTGTTTGCGCCGGTTTCGGTGGCGTGCCGTTCGGGTCGAATCCGGTATTCCCGAAGAGCGCATGTCCTGGCTGCACCGCCGGCTGCGCGAGGTCGTCAAACCAGCCCATTACTGCACCACCCGCCCGCCACGCTGCAATGCCATCGGTACGAGGTTCGCCGGAATCGGTCGGACCTCGCCGTCAGGACTCTGGATCTTCACCATCTGCTGCGGGCCGCCCTGCATCGGCTGCGGCGGCCCCTGCTGCGGCATGCCTTGAGGATTGCCGAGGCTGAACGTGGAGGGTTGCCCGGGCGTGAACGCGGGGGGTGGTGCCGCTGCACGCTGCTGCAACCGTCCGACAGCCCCAGCCCCGGCCTGCTGGTAAGGGTTGAAATCCTGCCGCGCCTGCTGGTATTGCGTCTTCTGGAGGTCGATAGCCTGCTGTGCGGCCGCGCTCTGCGTCTTGGCGGCATCCTTCGCCGTGTCCGCGCCCTTTTTGGCCGCGTAGATGGACGAGGCCGCCCCGGCGCCGATGGCAATCGCAGTCGTCGTGGCTACACACATGGCAGCGTTCCTGTTCCGAAGCAGAGTTGAATCAACCGGGCGTCGTCGCCGGCGCCCCAGTTCTCGTAGATGGCGCGCGAGTGAAAGTAGGGCGACGGGAACAACAGTAACCGGTTGAATCGGGCATTCACGGTGTGCCACGGATCCCACAGCGTCAGGTCGCGCCACGCCAGCCATTCGCCGTATTTCTCCTGCGGGTCGGACGCCACGCTCTGAATCTCGCCGGTCTTCACTGAGCGCCAGAACACCGTGCCGTCTTGTTTCGGCGGCTCCGGATGCAGGTAGAGGATCGCCGTCCACTCCCCCATGTCCTGATCGGTGTGGATGTAGTTCGGTTCCTCTTGGCCCTCCGGCGATAGCCGGAAAAAGCTGGTCGTCGTGGTCAGCCCGAATCGCTCCGCGAGTAGGTCCGAGAGCGGCGACCGCCCAACATCAGCCATGCCGTGAAAGGTCACGCTCTCGCACGGCTGAATGTCGTGGAAATCGAGATAGAGCGCCGCGGCCCGGTAGCCCTCTGGGTCGGGCAGCACGTCGTCGAGCACACGGATGGCGTGCGGCGTCATGCGGCCTCCAAATCGAGCTGCCAGGCCACTTCGATCCGATGGAAGCCGAGATGAGCGTAGAGTGGCCCGAGGCGCGGTTCCGATTCGGGCTGAATCATCTGCATCTTCGTCGCGCCTTGCTCCTTCGCCCACAGCTTGCCCCGCTCGAACAGCCGCAACCCGGCGCCGGCCTGCTCGCTCCACCAAAACGCCTCGCCGACCGTCCAGTCTCCGGACATCGGATGCTGAAAACAGATCAGGCCCATCATGCCGATCAGGTCGCCTCCGACCCCTTCCGCCACGAACACAGTCGAGCGCGGGCCAGTGATGAGGTTCGAGGCCGTGATCTCCATCTGCCCCACGTTCTCGGCCAGAATCGTCGAGTAGCCCGAGGTCGATCGAAACCTGCGGCCCATCGCGACAAGTTCCGGCACGTCGGCGAGGGTCGCGGTCCGGAGGGTCATGCGAACGGCTCCCAGCCGGTATCCGTCAGCGTGGTCGGGTCCGTGCCCCCGCTCACCTTGGCATAGAGCGTGGTCCCTGAGCCCCCGTCGGTGCGGCGCCAGATAGTGCCCTGCGGCGCCACGAGCACGCCGTCAGGGTCGCCCTCGCCGGTCTGGATGCCGACCAGTAGCGCATTGACCGCCACGACGAGCGCGGTATACCAGAGGTCGTAGGTAATCGGCAGCGGCTTCTCCGGCGACCGTGGGAAGCGGCTGAGAGGAATCACGACCGCCCCACCCGGTAATCAATCAGGCAGTCCGTAATCGCCCACGGCACCGGATCCGTCGCCACGAATTGCGGCGTGAAGTTGCGCGCCTGCCCGAGCATCTGCCAGTAGACCCGCTCGTTCCACTTCCCGATCCGCCCGGTATCGGACCATCGCTCCAGCGGGAACGTCTTCCCACCGTCCCGCGATACCCTGAGCATCATCTGCGGATTGGCGCCCAGTGGCGGCACCGACGGCGCATCGGCCATGTCGCCCCAGGCATCACCCCACGAATCGCCCCAGGACAGCCCCCAGGACGACCCAGAGGCCGGCGCCGGGACGCCCTCGATCGATGGCACGCCCTGCCCGACATCCATAACGAGCTGGAGGCTATCGATGGTCAGGCGGCGCTGGTCGAGCGAGAGGCGCGGCGCCTGACGGACTCGCCGGATCGCGTTATCGTCCACGTCCGTGTAGAACCGTGGCGAGACTTCGTAGATGTTTCCGCCGAGCCGGTCGCCCATGAACGTCCGCCCGAACGCCTCCATCATGCACGACGGCCGATAGGCTAGCGAGGTCGCCGTCCGCGTGTCCCAGTAGTCCCGCTGATGCCAGAGCGACGAGGTGCGGTCAAACACCCACGTCTTCTCGGCATCACCGAAGGTGAACACGTCGAACTCGTGACCGCCCTGCTGGTAGTTGAACCCGATCGCGTCGGAGATGTCCTCGTAGCCTTGGATCTGGTCCTCGATGGCGTGCGTGGAGATGCGCTCCGGCTGGTAGCCTGGCGCGCGGACAATTTGCGCCTTCCCTTTGGCGTTCTGTGCGACCCAGGACAGCGTCGTGCCGAGCGCCCACGCCCACGGCGACGTGATGCCGTAGGGAATCCCGGATTCCTGAATGCGGCTGAACGGAAACGGGAACGTGCCTTGGTTCGCCCAGCACTCGCCGGAGGATTCTCCGAGGAGGCGGATCAGGTTGTCCGGCGTGACGATGAGCGCCCGCCACGGATCGCCGCTTTCAGACTGCGCCACCATTGACGCATCCCAGGTCGTGCCGTCGTAAAGCTCTGAGGCGTAGAAGGCGCCAGAATCCGCATCTAGATAGAGGAATCGTCCGGATAGGAATCCGCCCATGCTGACTGTCGTTCCGCCCACGCCTTCAGTTGAGAGCGTGTCGCTACTGAGGTCGTAGATGTAGCCCACTCCCCCTGACGTAATCCAGAGTTGGTTGCCCGCGTCACCGTTGGCTGAGATGGTAATTGGTAGGCCATCATTCTCCACCGTCCCTCTCTGCGTCTTCGTGCCGTCCTCGAACAGTTCGTAGAAGGCAAACCCGACGACCGCGAACGCGCGCCCGCGCTGGTAGAACATGCCTCGCACTGGCGCCTGCTGAATCTCCCACTCCACGGCGAAGCCGGGACACGGCAGCATGACCCACGGATGCGGCGCGGTCGGCGATTCGTTCTTCTCCAGATACCAATTCAGGCAGACCTCGGCGTCGGCCATATACGACTGGCTCTTGTAGGCTGGCCCGAGGAAGCCAGGATACGACGGCACTACGTAATCCCGAGGCTCACATCGACGCCGGTTGCCGTCGCGCCGGTCGTGGCTGCCGTCGTGGCCGCCAGCCAGAGGCCATCGCGGAAGTAGACATCCTCGGTGCGGAGCTGGGTTGTGGTCGCGGCAGGAATCGCCACCGACCATTTCGGCGTCGTGCCGCCCACGGTCGGCCCCAGCAGTGTGTCGAAGAACTGGATGTAGGCCGCGCCCGTGTTCGGGTTGTAAACCGAATACGACGTGACCTTCCCGGAGCCGCCAAACACGAACTTGGCAGCGCCAGTCGAGAGCGCGATTTGAATCGGTGTCGCCATCAGATCACCTGTTGTTGGGAGACGAGGTCGAATCGTTCAAGTAATTGTAGCCCCCGGCATGCGTCGGCGACAGCGCCGGATCCACGCCGAGTAAACCCGGCATCGTGTTCGCCCGATGGAGCACCCGGAGCGCCTTGGCCGCGAAGCCGTCCGGCCCGACCAGCAGCGGAAAGTCCTGCGGGCTCTGACCGAACGGCGTCAAGAGCCGCTCCGCAAGTAGATACATCAGGGCGTCCGGCGTGCCGGGTGGCCCATAGAGCACGCTATCGAGCGAGGTCGGCACGCCCAACCCCTGCGGCGTGTAGAGCGCGATCGTCACGTCCTGCGTGACCTGCGGCCAGAAGAACAGCGAGCCGACAACGGTATCGTTGGAGGTCTGGTAGAAACACTGCGTCGGGAGCGCGGACTGCAACGCCTTGATGGAGTTCATCGCGTATTGGTCCCGGCCCATCTGCGCGATCGGCGTCTCGACCGCCGGAGACGAGCCAGGAATGACGTAGGTGACGGTATCAATCCAGACCGGGCGCTGCATCGTGACTGTGGCGCCAGTCGGTCCCAACGTGACGGTTGACGTGCCGCTCGGGAGCGTGAACGTGGTGCGAAGCTGGATGTTGAGCGCCAGCCGGTCGGCCTGCATCGAGTCGATCAACTGCTGGAGGCGCGTCAGAGCCACCGAGCCATTCTCGGCCGTCATGGACTCCCCCGGCGCAATCACGCCGATTTCCATCAGCGCATCCGAGCAGATCGATCGCACCGTCGGCACTACTTCTTGGCCTTCTTCTTGTGGTCGTCGACCGTCGATTCGTTCTGCAAGACGCGCTCTTGCGGTTCACGCACGAGCCGGTAGCCCTCGGCAACCCGATCGGCCTCCTCAACCTCGTTGTGCACAGTGACCTCTTCGTCGGCCGCCGACCACATCAACTTCGGATACGTGCCGGCCATCACGACACCTTCTTTCGTGCCTGTTGCGTGATCTTGAAGATGGCATCGAGTTGCGACTGGTCGAGTTTGGCGAGCTGATCCACCATTGTCTCGATCCGGTTCTCGTAGGTCGCCTTCCGAATCGCCAACTGGTCTTCGTCGGACAGCATGGAGAACTGCTTCTGCAATTCCTCCATCGGGTCGAGCTCCACCGCCAGCGGGCACGTCAGCACGTAGCCAAATCGCATCTTGGTCGCCTGCTCTTCGGCCGAGGCCACGGTGATTTCCTGCCCCGTATCGCCCTTCCACATCAGCTTCGGGAACTCGTAGGTCTTCGACACGTCAATGTTGCGCGGTTTCTCGGCTGAGGGAAACCATGTCGGCCGCGGGTCGTCCTTGGTCGGCAGCAGCGTCAGGTCGTGCAACTGGCGCGGCCGAATCGGCGACCGCCCGCCGGGATTGCCGACAACCAGCGTGCCGTCCGCGATGGCGGCTTGAATCTGCGTGAGTAGTTCAGGCGACAACTGCATAGTCTCTCCTCTGAGGTTGCGGGAATCCCGGCGCGCTGTCGTTCCAGCCGTCTTTCCCGATCAGGTCCAAGCGTCGGAAGTAGTCACGATAGGACACTTTCGCCGCTTCGATGCTGTAGAGGCTGCGCGCCCGCTCGCGAATGTCCTGCCGATCGAGATATTGCGCGAGGTCAATCGCCTGCGCGAACTCGCCGAGCGTGTGGCACCGATACCCGCTGACGCCCTGCTGCACCGATTCCGTGAAGGCGCCGTAATCGGTCGAGATGATCGGCGTGCCGCACAGTTGCGCCTCGGCGGCGACATTCCCGAACGGCTCGATGTATTGCGTCGGCATCAAGACAGCACGAGCGCCGGACATCAGCCGGTTGCGTTCGGCCGTCGAGACTTCGCCGAGAAACTCGCCATACGTCACGAGCGACGCATCGCCGTGCCCGACGAGCACGAGCCGCACGCCCGCTTCACGCGCCGCCGCGCACGCCGTCGCAATGCCCTTCGCCGGCACGAGCCGGCCGCAGTAGAGGACATAGTCCTCCGGCGGATCGATGTAGGGGAAGTCGGCCTGGTCGAACCACGGCGGAATGACCGCATCGAACTCCCGGCCGCCATCCACGCCGGTATAGCCGTGCACGCAATGCCGCCAGGCGTGCGACTGGTAGACGCGATACGGCGCCGTGACGCCGCGGTAGCCGATCGAGTATTCGAGGAACTTCAGCTCCGGGTTGATCTCCCAGACGTGATGCTGTGCGCTGCCGCCAATCGTGGCGATGATGTCGTCCGGTTGCTTGATGCTGCGAATATGCGCCGCGGCCCGCGTGTTGAACGTCAGGAACAACGGCGTCGTGCCGTCGAAGTTGACGCACTGATACGGCACCGCGCCGATGAAGGTCTGCTGCTCTTGTTTCGTGACGCACTGCACGAACAGATCGCAGGGCGCTTCGTTCTCTTCCACGCCGTAGAGCACGACCTCGTGCCCGAGCGCCTTCAACAGTCGCGCGAACAGGATCGTGCGGGTCGCAAAGCCGTCAAGGTAGTAGGCGGCGGTCGTTTGGGTGTTGGGAATACTCAACAGGTGGAATTTCGTAACTCCTCCTTCCTGATCGCGTCAACGAGATCGTAGACAATCGCCCGCCATTGATCGAGGCTCATCGTCTGGGACGCCCCGTCGAACCCGATATTGCGAACAGCGAGCAGGCATCGCCGCACCTCGTCACCAGGCTTCACATCCCGCTCGCTGCCCATACCTACGTCGTCGAGATACCCGTCACGAGCCACGCGCCGGCCGTCACACAGCCGAGCGTGGCCGCTTTCGTGCCGGTTGGCGAGAGCGCCAAGGCGGTCGTGCCGGTCGTGCCGTTGATGGTCGAGCCCACCGCATAGACGTTCTGCACGCCAGTTGCTGCGTTGATGTTGCGAATCGCGTAGACCGCGCCCGCCGTGGCGACTGGGAGCCCGATGCCGGCCCCTGACGCCCCGGTCACGCTGATGATCCCCGGTGCGCCGATCGCAATCGCCGTCGCATCACTGCCGGTGGTGCCCGCAGAGGTTGCGGCCACGACTTGCCAGACCTGCGTCGCCGTGCCGGCAATCGCCACCGTGCCCGACAACGTCAGGGTGCCAGTCTGCGTAATGGTGCCCGCCAACGTCGCGCCGGTAATCGTCGGCGTCGTGAGCACCATGTTGGTGGCCGGCGGCGGATCGCCGGGAAGGAACACGCCGCCCGCAGAATTGCTTGGCATGTGCCCTCCTTACGTCGGCATTGGCGCAATCCACCAGGCGCCGGCCGTGGCGCACTGGAGAATCCCGCCCAAGTCACCCGTGGCCGTCACCGACACCGCCGTGGTGCCCGTGGTGCCGTTGATCGTCCCGCCGACACAGTAGAGCTTGATCACGCCCGTGCCGTTGTTCCGGAACGAGTAGAAGTCACCCACCGCCGGGACCGGGAGATTGATGCCCGTGCCGCTGACGCCCGTTGCGTTCAGGAAGGCCGGTGAGGCGATCGTCACAATCGCCGCATCGGTGCCCGTCGCGCCGGTCGCCGTGATTTCGGCCGCGTTGAACCGCTGAATCGGGGTCGTCGGGACGATGGTCTGTGGGACCAGCGGCCACGCCGAATCCGACATCAGGCCATAGGTCACACCCTCATTCGTGGTGTGCGCGACGGCCAGCGTGCCGAAGTAGCCTCGGACGACCTGCAAGGTCGGCGAGAGCGAGGCATCGACGATCTTGCAGACCTCGCCGGTCGCGAACTTCAGCATGGCTTCTGCGCCGAATCCGGAGCGCGGGTCGGTGAAGGCCGAGAGCGTGACTTGCTGCGCGCTCGCCGTGATGGTGCCGTTCAGTTTGGTTGTGGTCAATGCCATGTTACCCTCCCACCCGCACGCCGAGTTCCTGCCGCAACACAGCCAAGCCGTAGAGCACGTCGAGCCGCTGGATCCACTGGTCGGTCGTCGCGACGAAGTCCCGAATCACGCGGATGGACTTTCCGGACTTCTTCGAGGACGCCCGATACGCGCGGTCGGTTCCACCCGGCAGCGGCATATCGACCATCGCCAATGTCCCGAAGTCCCGATGCACGACCATGTTCTGTGGCGAGACTTTGGCCGAGATGGTCGAGAACGAGGCCGCCGGGGTGTTGTAGACGTAGATCGCGGTCGAGGTTGCCGGCAGGTTGGTCACATTCTGCTGATTGCTGCCCGGTCCGACGATGGCCGGCGAGAACGGGATCGTGATGGTGCCCGCCGAATCGCTGACGGTCGCCGTGACCACGAACTGCATCGCCTGCCCCGTGCTCGAGAACGACTGCGGGTTGATGCCGTTGACGGGCGTCGAGGTCGAGACGAAGCTGATCACGTCGCCTGCGTTGAGCGTGGTCGACGTCCACGAGCCGGTGACGATGGTCGTCGCGCCGGAGCTCGGCGAGGTCGTGACGGTGGGCGTGCCTCCCAGCGTGCCGACCGTGTGCACATAGACGTTCTGGTCCATGCTCCACTTGTAGCCGAGGGTGCCCGACTGCGTCATGGAGCCGCTGTCATACTGCGCCGCAATCTCCCGCCCGGTATGGAACAGCCCTTTCAGGTTGTCCATGAGCGTAAAGTCCGCTTCCGGATTCAGGATCGCATTGCGGCGATTCTTCGGCGCCGCCATGTTGTCCAGCTTGACCTTCGCGGCGCCGTAGGTCGTCAGCGTGGTCGGTGTCGTGCCAGGGGTGCCGACGAACTGATTCAACCCTTGCGCGAGGCCGCACACGTCCTGATCGATCAGGTTGTTGAGGCGGACGATCTGCGGCATCAGCACGCGCTCGCGATAGTCGTCGATGTCGAGCATCAGGTTTTGCGAACTGACCTCCGTGTCGATCCCGCGCTGATACGACAGCGTGAGGGGCACGTAGGTTTCGGTGATGGCTTCGACGTTGACGGCTTGCCCGAGGCGGCCGATGTAGCGGGGCGGTTTGCGGATGTTCAGCGTTTGGCCGAGCACGGTGCCGCCAAATCTGAACTCGTCGGAATACTCGCTGTTGATGATCTGCATCGCATCATCAGTATTTTCGAGCACATCCAGTGCTTCATACGTGATGATGTCGTTCGTGAGGAAGCTATTCGCCATGACGGCCTACTTCATCGTCGGCGACCTCCTCGTTCGGCGAGACGTGCGGCCTTGTAGGCGGCATAGTTGCCAGCCTTGGCGTGTTCCGCCGACGAGAGGCTCGTCGTTGTGCTGCCTGACCCGACCGGCTGCATCGGGGGTGGCGGCGTGGCGGAACCCGTGTTGCCCGTCGAGGCCGTTGAAACGGCGGGCGCTGCGGGAGCGATCTTGGACAGCTCGAGGCCGAAGGCATGCGGCTGATTCGTGGCAATCCACGCCAACCGCTGCGCCAAGGCCGCGTCTTTCATGATCGCGTATTGCACATGCTCAGAGTTCGGCAGGCTGTAGATGATGCGGATTGCTCCTTCGGGCATGTTGACGTGCGTGCCCGCGCCGTGTTGGAGCAGCATATCGAAGTCAGGGTAGACTGATCGGCCTTTCGCCCGGGTGCTTTCGACTTGGGCCAGGAGTTCTTGCTGAGACTTCTGCTGCTCGAGTTGCTGTCGGACAAGGTCGCCGAGTTTGTGCTGCTGCTGTTCCCATACCCACTGCGCCTGGTCGCGGACAAAGGCGCCATACGTCTCGTATTTGGTGCCGACCTCGTCTTCGGTCGGTTCGGGCCGAGATGGAGGAGGTTGCCCGGTTTCTCCCGGCACCGGGCCGGCCGTGGTCGCCGGTCCGGCCTGGGGTGGAGCGGGCGCGGCTGGAGCGGTCGGATCCCGAAATTTGGCCTTGAACTCGTCAAATTCGCGCTTGATCGCTTCTTTCTCGGCCTTTTCCGCTTCCCGCTGCTGCACCAGTTCGGAGAACCGCGCCTGCCCGCGCGTCAGCTTCGGCTGCGGCTCAGGCTGTGCTGGTCCTGCCGGAACGGCGGGCGCCTCGTCGGTTTCCTCGGCCGGCGCGCGCCGGTCCATCGTCTCGGTGAGGCGGGCCGCGTCCACGCCAACGCCGGACAGCGTGCGCCCATCCTGATTGACCGTGACCGTCGCCACCGGATCGATCGCGACTTCCTCACTCATGCGGATTGCTCCTCAGTATACACGAGCCGATCCCCGATCTGCGCCGCCGACCCGCACCGGCAGTGCCAGCGCACGTCCAGCGGCGACCAATACATCGCGCACCGCGCCTGTGGGCACGGCGGACACCTCGGCGGCATCGGCGCGTAGCGTTCGAGCGGCATCGTGCCATCCTCATCCCACGGGTAATAGGTCATTCGTCACAGTCCCAGCAAAAGAGGCCATCTTCGTCCCGGTCCATCTCCTGCCCGCAGTTCGGGCACAGGCCACGTCCGCGCGACATCGGCGGCGAGTCCGGCTCCGCATAGTCCCGCCAAAAGAACGCCGTGCCGCTGCCGGTGCCGGCGGGCGGTTCCGTGATTGGGAATCCGCCGCCCGTAACCAGTTCCGGCGCGTAGGCGCCCATCGCCCGGGTCAGGCCCAGCGCCGCCTGATCGACCAGCACGACTTGCAACGGCCAAGACGATGACGGTCGCAGCAGCGAAGTATACGGACTGCCGAGATTGACGCCGGAGGTCGCACATGGCGACCCGATCCGCAGCGCGTAGTTTCGTGTCGCCCGACTCACGAACTGCGGGTCGGCATCGATCGAGGCGCCATCCTGTCCCGTCGCCAGACGCCACCCCGCTAGGCCAGTCGTGGCCCCGTTGTAGCGGAGTTTATTGGCGCCGCCGCCGAACCAGTCATTCTGATTCGACACGAACGCGGCAATCGTGTAGTTCCCCGCATCGATCAGGTAGCTTCCGGTCGCCCCGTCCGCGATATTGTTCTTCAGGACGATGCCGGAGATGGAGGCATTGTCGAAGGATGCCTGAATCGCCGCCGCCGTCCAGGCTGAAATCGTGTTGTTGTAGATCAGCGTGCGGAGCGGGCTGGAATAGAGCGCGATGCCGTTCTCAAGCAGATAGAGCACGTTGCCGTAGATCGCCACGTCTGCGGCCGTGATCACTTCGATGCCGGCGAGCCCTTCACCGGCTGGCCCATCATGGACGCGGTTGTAGCGGACGATCGTCCGCGTGCCCGACACCTCGACGGCAATCTGGTGCGTGTCGTTGTCGTAGACCTCGTTGTATTCGATGACGCAATCCGCCCCGCAGGTGTCCACGTTGATGCCGAACAGCGAATTCCCGTGCGCCTTATTGTCTCGAAACGTGATGCGGGCCGTGAGTGGGTCGTAAGCTTTCAGCCCATAGGTATTGTCGTAGGCATCGACCCCAGACACCGTGCAATCCGTCACTTGGTAGAACGCATAGCCCTGTCCGCCATCAAACAGCACGTCGGACCCCGGCGCGTTGTCATGCGAACTGCCGCCGATCACCGTGCCGAAGTGGGAGTCAATGAGGAATGACGCCCCATTGTGCACGTTGTGATGCCACTCGCCGTTCAGGATCGTCCCGTAGGTGTTTCCTGAGAGGAAACTGGCCCCGTCGTAGTAGCAATACGACCCCTCGCAGTTGATCAGCGTGTTGTGCGTCCCAGGCCCACCGAGCCAGAAACCGTAGCGCGATTTCGTCGCGTGCAGGTCTCGGCAGACGAGGTAGTTCAACCCGTAAGCGGCGACCGCACCGAACGATCCGCCGCTGTCCTGCTCGATACCGGGATTCGTGTAGGCGGTCGCCGGGTCCGAGGTCGAGTAGACCGTCAGCGTATCAGACGCCCAGAACCATTCGAGTGGCGCATTGACGGCAGCCTGTGAGACTTCCAGCGTGCCGCGGACGCTGTTGAAAAAGACCTGCGTGGGAACCGGCGTCACGGCGTGCGTCCACCGATTCGATCCGATGCTCGTCCATCCGCTGCTGAGCACGGTCGCGAGCGTGAGAATGGCCTTCCCGCCGCCGTAGCTGCCGAACGTGATCGGATTCGTGGCCGTCCCGGATTCGAGCGTGTAGAGCAGGCCGCGATGTGTCTGCCCGCCTTGGAACAAGAACACATCGCCCGGCGCCTTTGTCGTCGTGCTGACCTTGTCGACGGTCTGCCACGCCAACGCGGGCGTCAAGCCGCTGGCGGCATCGCTGCCGGTGTTCTTGACGTAGTAGGTCGCCACAACCTTAAGCCGGCCCCCACTTGCTCGCCCCAGTGCCGACGCCCGACACCGTCACGCTGTTCACCTCGACCACGTTGGCTTCGACCGTCGCCACCACGCTCGCCACCGACCCAGCCACGTTCCCTTCCACACTCCCCACCGAGCCGCTCAGGTTGCCGGTGATGTCGCCCGTGATCGCCACCGTCGTGGCGGCATTGGTGCCCGCGATGAACACGCCGCCCGATGCACCCGCCGTCGCACTCGGCAGGTAGCCGGTCTTCGTGTTGATGTTGTTCTGGTAGAGCCCGAACGTCCCAGCGCCGGTATGGGCCGACCCCGTGACGTTCCAGACCGCCGCCGCGACCGTGGCTGCGGAGGGCGCCGAGCCCGTGGCGATGTTGGTCACGATGCCGCCAAACGTGCCGGCGCCGGTATGGCCCGTGCCGGTCAAGTCCCACACCGCGGCGGCCACCGTCGCCGCCGAGGGCGCGGCGCCCGTCGCCACCGAGGCGATCACGAGCCCCATCGTCCCGGCGCCGGTATGACTTGCGGCTGCCGCATTCCACACCGCGTTCTCGACGTTCGTCATGGCGCCCGTCGTGAGCGAGCCGATCGAGCCGGTCACGTTGCCTTGAAGGTTGCCGACAATATTCCCGCCCACGTTCCCGGTCACGCTGCCGACCGCGCCAACCACGGAGGCGACCGATCCCGTCACGTTCCCGTTGACGTTGCCGAGCACCGTTGTAATCGTGCCGGCCGTGATGTTGGTGGGACTCGCAACACTCGTCGGGAACGTCACACCGGCCGCCGCCGTCACCGTCTGACCCGCGAGCTGCGTCGTGTTCACCGTCGGAATCACCGACCCGCCGAAGAACCAGTTGTAGATCGCCTGCGGGAGCCAGACGATGTCTTCCCAGACCGGCGAATGCGCTAGGATGTTGCTCGTGACCGTCAACTGCCCCAAGCCGAGGCGGTTGTTGTTGGCCGCCGAGAGTTCGATCTGCATCGAGGCGTTGTCAGCCCCCGTGATGTAGTTCAGATCGTTGGACGTGCCTGACGTGGCGCCTGTGATGTTGTCGATCACCACCGTCGGGGCGCTCCCGGCATACGTCTCCGCGATGAGCGAAATGCGCTCGTCGGTGATGGTCAGCGCATTCTCTGGCGTCACGTTGTCGGTGGCGTCATAGAACGGTCCCACTCGAATGATCACCGCCGTATTTGTCGGGATGAAATGAAGAGCCATGCGTTATCTCCGTCTGCGGAAGACCAAGAGCCCATGCGGGCTTGCCGTCACGGTAAACCACGCAATCGTCGAAGCGTAGCCGTAACTGTCCGTCGTGCCGAAATCCCACGTCGGATTGCGCGCCGCCGCGGTGCCGAGAATCACAAACCCGAGCGATGTGCCGCCATAGTCCGGCGCCGCGGCCACAGAGGTCGGGGCAAACCCGAGATCGACCGTGGGCAACGCGGGCACCGCAAACGTCGTCGCCCCCGTCACGATCAGCGCATCGTCTGCGGATGGCGTGACCGAGCCCGGCTGAATCGTCGACTCGGTATCCCCGACCGCCGAGCCGTTCTCGCCCCCAAACGTGACGACGCCAGAGGCCGCGAACGGATACACGACGAACGACGGGAACAGATTCGCGGAGACATTCTCCACCCGGAACGTGTGCCCGGTGCCCACCGTCGGATTGATCACGTAGTAGAGCTGACTCGCGAACACCAGCGGATCCTGCCGCGTCAGCGGGATCCACGTATTCGCATACGAATCAGTCACCGTGACCGCAGTGCTAGCAAAGATCGACCGACCGAGGCTCATCACCAGTAGTTTCGCGCCAGTCGTCGTGATGCCGGCGCTTTGCGCGAACGTGAAGCTGGCATCGCCCGTGGCCGTGACCGGCGTCATGGGCGTCCAGAGCGTCTCGCCCGAGGGCGGAATGAACTCCAGCGCGCCACGGCAATAGCCCGCGCCCTGCGGCCTGGCGACTCCCAGGAAATCCGTCGTCACGCTCGCCAGCGTGGTGCCCGTGTCGATCGCGGGACTGCCAGCGCTCAGCGTGAAATCGTTGGCCGAGACGTTGACCCAGAGTGGATCCGTGCCGTCGTCGATGTTCGTGGTGTGGGTCGTGCTCGTCCCGGTGTTGAGATAATTCGTCGTGTTGTTGTAGCAGATGTTGTTGATGACTTGCGCGCTCGTGCCGCTCTCGATATTGATGCCGCGCGTGACGCAGTTCCCAATACTGTTGTTGTAGTAGTGGTTCCCGACGCCGTAATACTGGAAAATCCCCCCGGAGTTGCCGGAGGCGGTGCGGCCAAGATTCAGCCCGTAAATCTTGCAATTCGACACGGTATTGCTATCGCCAGCGACGAGCACGCCAATAAGCCGATCGTCAATCGTGCCGAAAAAATAACTCTGCGTGACATCCCGAATGATGCAGCGGTTGATGATGTTGCCCGAGGCATTACCGGAGCCGTGGTAAATCTGGATGCCCGCGAGCGACGTGTTGTAGATCGTGCAATCTTGGACGAGATTCGAGTTACCGGAGATGTAGAACCCGAGCGGCCCCGACGTGCCATGCACGGTCAGATTCGAGAAGAAGTGATTGTCGCCACCAACGAGCAGTGCCCCGCCACCCTGCCCGTTCCCGCTTCCATTCGACACATCGGCGTTGATGAACGAAATGTAGTTCGGCGGCGTGGCGGTGCGGTTGTCGAAGATTAGGCAGCTCGAGACATCGGAGTTGACGCCGTTGAGATTGATGCCGTCGAAGACGATGTATTCCTGGGAGAGCCCGAGCTCAATCGCCCAGTTCGTGCCAGCGTTCGGCGTCAACGTGACGGTATTGCCGGCATGGGCGACGAGGCGAGTCGGGGCGCCGGCCGTGCCGGAGGGAATGTTATTCTGTAGGACCTCCGCGTAGACACCGGCGTAGATGTCAATCGTGTCGCCCCCAGAGATTTGGGAGCAGGCGTAATTAATCGTCAGATACGCTTGCGCGAAACTGTTCCCCGTGTTCGCGTTGTTGCCGGTCTTCGCAACAACCTTCGTCGCCATCAGTCCGACCCCGCGAGGAAGCCGAGGAGAAAGAGTTCCTCCGGACTCTCAGCCGCCATCCGGCTCGCCTTCGCGCGGGCCGAGCCGCGACCCTCCACTGCCGAGACTGAGGCCGTGCCCATCATGGGAGCCACCCGTGCACGGGCCGGCTCATAGCCGATGCCACCGCGAGCGCGCACAGGCCGCACGAACGCCACGGCGCGCATCTCGGACGCCTTCGCATAGCCAGGAATGCGCGCGATGCGATTCGGGAGGTCACGCTCGCGGTAGTCCCGATTGAGGAGGGCGCGATGGTCCCGAGGCGGCTGCGTGATCGGATAGCCGCCGCCGGTCGTCGGGATCGGCGTGGCCGCTGCGGCCGGTTCCAGCCCGAAGAGCACATTGTGCGCGATGTCTGCCGGTGTGCCGACGCCGTTGACGACGACTTGACTGATGGACACATCAGGTCGCCCGCTGCGTGCTCGTCGGCGCTGTGGCGCTGTTCAGGGTGAGCGTGAAGAGCGGCGTGACGCCGTCCACCGCGTAGATCGTTTTTGTGACGCCGGTCACATCGACATCGCTCAGGAACTGGCCGATCAGGTAGGTGAGTTGTTCGACACTCGGCAGCACGCCAGGCGCAGCCACGTTCCCGGCGACCGGCGCCCGGAGCGCATCCGTCACTTCGCTCTGAACTTCCGTGTCCCATGCGGCATTCCACGGAATCGCCGTCAGGCCAGAGCCGTCTCCTGCATCGCCGGAGTTGTCGGCGATTTCCTTCACGACCGACCCGGCAACCGCGCTGCCGTAGGTCGTGCCGGAATCGGTATCGAAGAAGTCTTTGAGGGCGCCCGCCGTCAGGCCGCCAATCGTGCCCGTGACGTTCCCTCCGACGTTGCCCGTCACGGACCCCACCGCCCCGACGACCGACCCGACCGACCCCGTCACGTTGCCACCGACATTCCCCGTAACCGACCCGACCGCGCCCACGACTGAGGCCACGGTGCCGACGACGTTGCCGCCGACGTTTCCTGTCACACTGGCAACCGCCGACGCCGCCACCGCCGTGCCGATCGAGGTCTTCATCACAGCCGTAAAGTCGCCGTTCGTGGGCGCATTCGTGAGGTTCGTCGCCGTGGTTGTCGTGGTGACGGTCGTGATGGTGCCGGCGGTGATATTGGTCGTCGAGGCCAAGGTGGCGTTGGGAAACGTGACCGTGCCGCTTGCGCTGGCGGCGTCGTTGTCGATGTTCTTCACGTTCACATCGAGGATGCCGGCCGTAGCCGGCGTGGAAATGGCCGTGCCGAGAATCTTCGTGATGTCGACGCCAGTCGCCGCCGTGATGTTGGTGGTTGAAGCGAGCGTGGCTGTGGTCGGAAAGGTGATCGTCCCGCCGTTCACGACCGGATTTGTCTTGATCGTCTCGATGTCCACCTTCTGTGTCGTGGCGATCGTCGTGCCGGTCAGAGCGTTACTGGTCGTCTTGCTGCCGACGTTCGCCCAATCCACGCCAGCTTCCCCGCCGGCCGAGACATCCAGCGTCAGGTCGGCTGTTGTTGGCATCAGTGCCGACCTCGCCTCGATGGAGAACTCGCCGACCACGTAACCGACGACCGACGTGCCGCCCACGGTGCCCGTCGTGATTACGAGCTGGTAGTTCGAGGCGGTCGCATAGCCGTTGCCGCTCGTCGCCACGACCCGCACGTTGTTCAGGCCGACGACGCCATCAAAGTCCACGCTGAGCGTGATGCCAGCCGTGATCTGCGTGACGCTGTTGTCGACGTAGGCCGAGATGACCGGCGTCCCTGCGAGCACCGTCGGCGCGCCTGTCGTCGTGACCGTGCAGAACTTCGTATCGAAGGTCTTCCCAAGGCGGAAATCGCCCAGATACGCCATCAGGCCGCCACCACGAGCCGCGCTCGCGAACCGCCGAGCAGTGGCCCCCAGCCCGCAGCCGGCGTTTTACAGGCACGTCGCCCCACCGCCACGACGGGATAGAACGACGGCGAGGCCAAGAGCGAGATTTCGACCTGAGAGAGCACGCGGTTGTAGACCCGCACATCATCAATGATGCCGGCCATCCCGGAGCCGTCGGCTTCGCGACTCCCGATCGTCAAGTTTTGCGCCGCATCGCTGACCGCGCCGGTCCCTTGCTGATCGGCGCCGAGCGTGCAGAGCACGCCGTCGAGATAGAACACGCCTGATGGTGCCCCGGCCAGCACACTGCGCGAAAACGCCACATGCGTCCAGCGATTCAAGGTCACGGCCTGATTGGTTTCAAAGAGGACCGAATCCGTCGCGGATTGGAACCAGCCGAGCACGCCAGTCGTGATCGCGATGTAAAACGTCCACCCCGAATAGGCCACGGACAACTTCGCCACGATCTGTTGTTCGTCAGCGAAACTCGTGGAATACACCCACGCTGTCAGCGTGAGCGTGGCGACATCATCGAAAATCGACGGACTGCCGCAATTCAGCAGATCGGTGCCACCAGACACGAGCTGCACGGCCGACCGATCACTCCTGATGCCGCCGATCGTCCATTTCGGGCTGCCCGTGAACACGGCATCGTTCTGATAGCCGCTCAGGTCGCGCCACGAGAGGCCGGAGCCGCCGCCCATCCAGTGCCCCACGAGGCCCGGAATCACGCGCTGATCAAGTTGCGGCGTGCCGAAGCTGCGGGATCCGGTGTGCCGCCGCATCCTACGTCACCGTCTCGTAAATCGGCAGGACGTTGATGACGTGGTTGCCGGCGGTGGAGTTCAGGTTGACGCCGGTATTGTGCGCCACGAACACGACGAACTTGGACGGACAGACGCCGCCGAAGAGCGAGGCGACCGAGATGGGATGGAACGGGAACGCGACGTTGCTCGTGGTCGCTGAGCAGACCATGCGACCGGCCAAGACGCAGGACGAATCGAGAATTGAGGCGGTCGTGAACGTCTCGGCGCTGTCGGTGCCGTCGAGCACGTCGGGCCAGACCGCAGAGCCGACGAGTCCGGCGACGTAGACACGGATTTCCGTGCCGGCAGTCGGAGTCGTGCCCACGGTGATTTTCTCGACCGAGAGCAGGTAATCGAGCGCGAGGAGGCTGGTGTTGTCGATGGCGGTCGATTCCCGGCCCGCCACAAACGTCGAGGACGTGGCAAGCGACGCCAGCGAGATCGTCACGGCGGCCCACGAGCCATAGACCAGTTTGACATCAGCCATTAGAGATTCCGAGCCGCGCTGACTTGCGCGAGCGTGATCACGCCTTCGGTCGGCTTCCCATCCGAACCCACCCCGAACGTCGCGGGACTAGCCGTGCTGCCCGTGCCGGTTGCTAACAGTTTCTCGATGCGCTTCGTGAGCCGGCGACCAATCGCCATGCAGTGCGCGGTATTCGCGCTCGCATCGCCGTGAATCTTCCCGATGCCCGATCGCAGATTCGGCAGCGCAAAACTCGTGCGCCCGCCTTGAAACATCTGCCCGAAGGCCAGAATCTCACTGGTGCCCTGGTTTTTGTAGGTCGTCCAGTTGAACGCATCAGCCGGCGGCGCGACGCCGAGATCGTTCTGATTCGACGTGATCTCCGTGAAGGACACATCCGTCCGCCAAGCCCAGAACGTGTTTGGTGTGGCCGGCGCGTTGAAGAGATTCACAATCGCGACGTTCCCCTCGTCGGTTTCGTCGTTTGGCCGCGTGTTCATGTCCGCACTGGCGTTGATGTGCGTCTGAATGGTTTGGAGTTGTGCTGGCGTCAGATTCATGCGCTCTCCAGTTCAACCGCGAGGCCGCACACGTCGAACGGCGCCGCAGTCGAGGACACATCGCACGGCTTCCCATCGTCGTCGAGGAACACCGTCACCGCGACAGCCCGGTTGCCTTTCGAGGCGTTGTAAATCAGCCCGCCGCGAGCCGTGATCGTCGCCTTCGGCACGCAGGCATCATCGAAGGACATACAGGCCCGGTGCTCGTCGAAGTGGATGCCCGTGAGCACGACGCCCCCAGGCGGATAGCCTTTCCCCTTCACTTCATGCGCCGTGATGTAGGAGGTGGTTGCCTTCGAGAGATTCGCATCCGCCGTGTAGATCGCCAGCTTGTAGGTGTCGCCAGGCAGATGCACGCCGCGTTGAATATCGCGGAGGTAGATCGTGCACGGTCCAGGCGTGATCACTGGAAGTCTCCGGAGACTTCGGCGCTCATGTTGCCGTTCTCGTCGCGCGACGTGGACACCTTGCGGGACTGCCGCGCCTTCGCCTCGGCGTTCTTCTCCGCGATGCGCTCTGCGCTCTCGTCCTTCATGCGCTGGAGCGTGATTTCCAGATCCGCCTTCATCTGCGCGATGCGCATCTCGGCCTCAGTCTGGATGCGAAGCTTCTGCTCCTCCATCGCCATCTCCGCTTGCAGCTTCATCTGCTGGAGCTGGAGATCGCGCTGCGCATCCTCCTGCGATAATTGCACATCGGCCTGTGCCTTGATTTGCGTCGATTGGATCGTGGCCTGCTGCTTCGCCTGATCGGTCTGCAACGCCTGCATCGCCTGCTGGAGCTGCATCTGGAGCTGCTGAATCATCATCTGCGCTTGCGGCGGGATGTCGCTCTTTTCGTCCTTCTCCTGCAACGCGGGCGGGAGCGCGGACCGCAGCCGCTCCGCAATCTTCTGCGCGCCTGGGAAGGAGAGCTGCTCGACGTAATCCGGCGTGGCGACCGCAGCCATCTCCGGCGGCAGATGCGGGATCAACTCGCCGAGCGCCGCGGCGCCCTCTTCGCGTTTCGTCGCCGTCGCCTTGCCGACCGTGACCGTCACGGCGTAGCGCCCGTTGTTCAAGTCGTAGAACTGATACACCGAGTCTTGGAAGTTCGGCATGTCCGGCGTGATTTCGGGTGGCGCCGCTTCGGGCACGCCGTTCGCGCCTTCCTTGTAGGGTTTCCCGACCATCACCTGCTTCGGCTCGTCGTCGAGGCCGAGAATCTGCAAGATTTGCCCCGGCCGTGTGATGCGCGGGAGCACGACCGACATCTCGTAGGCCGCATCAATCAGCGCCCGCCGCACGTTATCCGGGTAGTTGCTGTTCGCCAGGTCGGACTGCGCCTGAAGCGCCTGCAAGGCTCGCCCACTGCGCTCATTGGGATTCGTGTTACCGAGAGACGCATCGCCCGTGCTGGTCGTGGCCTTGATGGCGTCTTCCGACACCTGCATGAGCATCACGGCGGCTTGGAGTGTGTCACCACGCCGATCGGTGCGGAACGGCGGCGTCGAGTCGGCCGAGGTCCGTTCCCACGGCAAGTAGCTGTAGTTGTAGAGATTGGCCGTCTGCCAGATGCCGGCAAACGGCGCCACGGTCTGCGCTTCCGCAATCCACGGCGATTTCGGCTCCAGCGCGAAGATTTCCATCGCGCCGGAGTAGGTGTAGTTCACCATCCGCTGCGCGTCCATGCCCTCGCTGATGATGCCGCGGAGGACGCACTTCCCGTCAATGTTCAGTTCTTCGCCGAGCACCGGAAATAGCGGGATCCGCGTGCCGAGCCATTCGTAGGTGGGTTCCAGCTTTTGCACCGCGTTGATCTTGTCGCAGTATATGCGCGGCACCCGCATCACGCGCTCACGCTTGATTTGCTTGTCGTCGTATTTCGAACCCTTCGTCTTCTCGACGATGGTCCCGTCGTTCAGCTCGCAGAAGGCGCGGTCCTCGAATTCGACGTGCCAGTAGTCGGCAATTCGCACGGAGTCCTGCGTCACCCAACCTTTCATGTCGCCGGTCGCCTCGAACTCGTCCAGGCTCTTCAGGTCGGCCTTCGGCCATCGCTGCTTGAAGTCGTCGCGGTCGAGATCTTCGGTCTGAATCATCCAGAGCGCCGTGCGGCGGGTCGGATGCAGACACGACGGGTCGCAGTAGACGGTGAGGTTGTTCGTAATCCGCTCCATGCGGATTTCCTGATCAAAGACCTCCGGGTTATTCGGGTCGCCATCCCAGAACTGGTGCACGTAGTCGGCCCGCAGCCGAAACCAGCCGATGCCACCCTCGATGGCGCCATCTGCGGCCCATTCCAACGGCGATTCGGCCCGTGCATCGTTGTGCGTCCGCCGCATCGCGCCTTTGTAGATTTCGGCGGTGTCCGTGTCCGCGCCACCGCCGTTCGGGAGCACATCGAACCCGAAGGACGCATTTTTGATGGTATTGGAGACTTGCCGGACAGGCTGGGAGAGGCGATCGACGACGAGACAGGGTCGCGCCGGCTGTGCGGGTTGACCTTGGATGGCTTGGCCGCCGGCCCGCGAGATTTTCAGCGCGGCGTCCCACTGATCACCGGCCCGGAATTGCTTCGCGAGCAGGATCCGCTTGCGCTGCTGGTCTTCGGCTTCTGAGGCGCGGTTCCACCGCTTGCGGGCTTCTGCGATCAGCGGATCGGGACCGCCTCTAGTTGTCGGCATCGAAGGACCGATCGAACTGTTTGAGGTCTACGAGGAATCGATCGAGCCGTGAAGTGAGGCTTCTTCGGCCGAGAACATCACTCTTGGAGCACAACTCAATCAGACTTCGCAATTCAGCGATATTCGCCTGGATGTAAGCCCGCTCGTCGTCATCATTCCAGCCCTCAATTGACGGCATCGAAAGGGCTCCATTTCTGAACGAGCCGCGCCTGCTCGCGTTCCCGTTCGAGGTGCGGCATGACCATTGCCATCACTTCGCGCCATTTCTGAGGGTTGCCGTGATGCTTCAGGAGGAGCGCCTGCGTGCGCGGCTTGACGGCTTGCAGTTCGAAGTAGCGGAAGATCGAGTCGAGCAGCTGATGGTCTTCCGCAATGCGGTAGCCGCGCCAGATGTCGCCGGCAGCGCGCCGCCACTGTTCGAGGCCGCCGAGCACGATGGTGAGCAGGCGTGGCCGGTCGCGTTCCACGTCCCGCATGAACATCATGATTTCGTCGGAAAGACGCTTTTCGCGCTCCGTCGAATAGCCCGCGTTCGGCAGGTCTGGGAGGTGGAACATTCAGAGCCCCATCGCCTTAATGAAATCGGAGATTGGTTTCCCAGGGAGAGACTCGTTGATTTGCTCTTCACGGCGGTCTAGTTCCTCTGCGGCCCACGCCATCAACTCTCGGTAATACTCGTCGATCTGAGCACTCTGCGCCGCTAGGCGCAATTCGCAGACGGTGTAGGGCAATCTCTTCTTCGTATTCATATCAGCGCCCCAGGAACAGCCAGCGGAGACGGGCCAAAAGGGACATGCCGCAATGCTGGTTGAGAGCTTGAGAGATTTTACGGTCTTCACCATCGACGTAAGACCGCTGTTCGTTCGCGAGTTTGAGCCGATGCGTTCGCTCTTCGCCAATCGCAGCCTTCAGCCACTCGTCGTTGATGCCATGCTGCGCCACGACCGTCTCAAGCGCCCCGATGCGCGATTCGAGTGACTGCGTGACGGTGCGATGCGTGCGCTGTTCAGTGGCGTTCATGCCTGCTCCTCGAACCACTCAAGGACAGGCAAGAGATCGCCGAAGTCGTTGATGCCGTGGTTGATGTCGGCGCGATGGCCATAGACGTAGTCGCGCACGATGTCCATCATGGCGTTCGTCTTTACGACATGCGCCGTCAGGTCGCTGAGACGGTCAACGGCGAGGGATGGTCGTTGCTCCATTTCAGCTCCCCCAGAGGATGTTGCAGACTGCGAAGAAGAACCACATCGCCATCCATCCCTGTCCATCCGGGTAGTGGACCGGGCGCACGATCGGCTTCGCCTGGTCCGATTTCGGCCGCACCTTCTGCGCGAATGTCAACGCGAGGGCATCCCCATCGTCCGGAGAGGCGACCCCGCGCTTTTGCATGTCTTCCTTGGATTCTAGCACGAGCTGGTTTTTCCGCGAGATGTGGTAGCCCGGCGCCTCCAAGTCGTCCTGGAGCCGCTGGTCCTTCTCTGGGATGGCGCCGCGGGGAAGCCATTCCTTCATCGAGCGCCACATGTAGGCCCGCTGGTTGCCGTCGTGGTCATCAACCGATGGCCCGCCGAAGTTGACCTCATGGACCTGCGTGTAGCCCATGTTTCGCAGCCGTTCCACGATCACCGCCCCGAAGGCCGAGTCGATGAACATCGCGTCGATGTCGTGGTCGTTCAATGCGTTGGCGAGCTTCGAGACGAGGAGCTGGCGGTCGTTGGCGACCGTCTGCTGACCCGTAAGACGTATTGGCGGGATGGTCCGTGCATCGTTACCGCGACGGAATCGAGCGACAGACCATGCTGAGCCGCCACCTGAGACATCGACGCCAACCACGAGCGGATCTCCTGACACTGCCTGCACAGCGTTCCGTGTAGCACTCTGCACGCGCACATGGTCGATAAACTGGAGTTCGTCCGCGTTCGGCGGGAGCCCTTTAATGTGGACCCGGCAGTAGTCGCAGTCTTCCCCGCCATACGTCTCCTCCCACTGCTTGTAGAGCGACAGCGTGACCTCGCTGGTCACGACATCGTAGCCGTTGATCACCCGATGATTCCACAAGTCGCGCTCTGACCCGAACACGGCGCGATGGAGCTGTCCGGAGCGCCGCGAGCACTGCCCGAACACGAACTGCATCGGCTCGCCGTCGAGTTCAATCCCGCGGCCCTTCTCGAATATCTCCTCTGGAATCGTTCCGCCCTCATCAAAGAAATTCGCCGTGGTGGAGAACTTGTTGTGCCACCCGGCAAACGCCTGTGCGTTCTCTGGCGCGCACGTCGTGCGAACCCCGAACCAGTTCGCCCGGTCGCCCACGGCATACATCATTTCGCTGTTGATCTTCCAGCGATTTGCCGTCAGCTTCATGTTGTTCCACTTTGTGATTTCAGGCCACGTCGTTGTTTCGAGTTGCGTGACGGTGTTCGCGGTCACGCGGCACTTTGAATCCGGCCTCGTATCAAGAACCCAATGCCACAGCCACGCGAGCAACGCCGTCTTCCCAGGCCCAACGCCACTGGAGATGGCAATTCTGATCGCGGGAACCACATCCACGCCGTTGAATCGGTGAAGTCTCACCTCGGCGCCAATGTCGAGCATCACGTCGCGCTGCCACGGCTTCGGGCCAGTCGATCCAGAGAGTTGCCCTTCGCCCCAGGCCCAGCAGCCTTCGACGTAACGCAGCGGGTTGTCGTAGCAGGAGGCGAGCCACGTATCGAGTTCAGCCTCGAATGCGACGGCGTCTTCGACGTTGCTCACGAGAATTTCTTCGTGCCGGTGAGACGGGCGGCTTGTTTCCGGTTATGCGCGAGTCGTGCTTCTGGATTCTGGTGATTGATCTTGTGAAGTCGTCCAATCGCCCGCATTTTGCGAATGAACAACATTGAACCCTTCGATACCCTAGCGGCCATCGTATTCTCCGTGCAAACCTGTCTCGAATTGCACACCTGCGGCCCGCGCGTCCGGTTTACCGTGGATGTCGGAGGTGCTCATGATCGAGTGGTTCTTCGCGTTTCTCACGTCCTACTGGCCCGACACCGATTGCGTGAACGACGGCGAGTTCAATTCCTGCGGCTGAGAGGAGACATTATGTTCGATTGGCTGACGACCGTGTTCCACTATTTCTGGTATGACGAGCCGTGCTGGGACGACGGCTCCGGCGTCTGCACGTAGCCCGGAGGCCGGGATGGGGGTGGCTCTGTCCCGGCGTCTCTCGGCGTGCCAGCGGCGCATGCCTTCACTCACCAGCTCACAGAAGGCACGGTCGCGCACTTGCGCGCGGGTCGCTCGACTGATGGCGCGCTTCGCCTCGGACGTGTGATGCCAGCCCGACCTAGCCATCTTCCCCACTCCTCGCGAGCGCCGAGCGTAGCCGCGCCTTCCGCGCATCCAGATCCTCAATCACGACATGATCCTTCAGCATGCCCAGTGACCGCGCGCACAACTCCAGCGCCTTGTCCTTTGACCAGAGTTTGATTTCCACCGTCGTGTCCTGCTCGCCATCACCAGCGGTCAGGTTCTCGGTCCGCACCTTGATGCTCGAGATGGCCCGCTGGAACTCCTCCGGCATCGCCTTGATTTCGCGCAGCGTGAAGCGCCGCCGATTGCCGTGCACGCCCTCGAACGCTTGGATGATATTGGAGAAGGCGAGGTAGCGCAGCTCTTGCTCGACCCGTTCGCGGGTGAGCTTGTTCTTACTGCCCTTCGGACGGCCAGGACCACCAGTGGTCGGAAAGCCAGCTCGCTTACCAGGATTTGGATTTGCCATTGGCTTAGCTGTCAAGAATCATGCCATAGAATTTGTAACCGTAACCGATCGTAACCGCTGTTTTCTATAACCCTCATGCGCGCGCGTGTATATATCAACGATCTATCGGTTACAAGGGTTACACGGTTACAACTGTTTAAAATCAATCAGTTGCACGTAACCGTTCAACGGTTACATCCTCTTTCTGAACGGTTACAACTGGCGCGACCCAGGCTTTGACCGGCCTCGACGACCTCCTGATGGTCTGACGGTGCCAGCCGGCGAGCCGCATGATGCTCCCGATGCGGTGCTGTTCGGTGCGCCCGATGTCGGCCTCGCGAAACTTGAGCGCCCCTTGAAGAATCTCCGAACTGGTCGCGTCGACGCGCCCGATGAGCCAATCGATCACGGTCATCGTCCACGCATCATCGGCCTGCCGGTCCGCTTGAATCGCGCGCGTGGCGTCCATGGGCGTCTCCCACCAGGTGGCGCCGGCGGTGAAGGCCTGCAACGCCTCGGCGAACCACTGAAGGCGTAACGCCCCGATCGCCTCGATGTTGATGGCGCCGCACCGAATCGGCCAGAAGCGCCGGAGACCACTGTCGTCGTTCCCCCAGTCGTCGCGGTTCGTCGTGCCGGCGAAGACGCACTGCCTCGGATGCTTCTGCACATGGCGGCCGTAACTCGATCGATATTTGTCTTCCGGTGTGCTGATGGCCGACTTCACGCGCTCACGCTCCGCACGGCTGAAGGCGTCCAGCTCGCCAATCTCGACGAGCCAGGAACCTGGCAGCGCCTGAAAGAAATCCTTGTGCGCGACGGATTCGGCTGCGAGCATGTAGTGTTCCCCGCCGAGCACGCGCAGGGCTTTCGATTTCCCGATGCCTTGCGGCCCTTCGAAGACCACCATGTTATCGAGGTGACAGCCTGGGGCCATGACGCGCGCGACCATCCCGATCAGCATGTTCGCGCTGATCGCGCGGATGTAGTCGCACGGCTGGTCGGCTGATGATTCCGCGCCCCAGTGCTCCTCGAAGGCATGCGCGATGCGCGGCTCGCCGTCCCATGTCACGGAGGCGATAAGTTCGCGCACACAGTGCCGCGTGCGCTGGCGCGCGACGTGCCGCACCGCGCTTGCCACGGCTGTCTCCGCGACCGTGGACATGCCGATCTGCTGCTGCATGTAGACCGTCAGGCGTGTATCGTCGTCGTCACGCCATTCACGCTCCGCGCTGTTGCGGAGGCGAATACGATCAAGGAACTCGTCATACCAAATCACGTCTGGTCCAAGGGTCGGATCGTGTTGAATGACGGTGACGGCGTTGGCGAGTGTAGGGCGAGGGCCGCGTTCCGTGCAGTCGAGAACAGACGTCCAGTTTGACACATAGTCACCTGTGATGAGGTGAATTGCGTCGGGCCACCGCGTGCATCACCACGCGATGCGCTCGAGCGAGGCTCGGCCGAACCCGCCCGACGTAGGGAGATTTTATCACGATAGAATCGCGTCCAAAAGCTGCCGCCCGATGTATTCCGTGTAGGCCGGCGGAATAGCTTGCGACAGCTCGTTCCGGTTCATCCAATCGATCCCCATTGCTGTCCGATAATCGGCAATCGTTGGGTTGTAGCCGAGTTTTGCTCTAACCCATGACGGCGTGCCGCGCCCAACGACCGATACGACAGGTCCAGTGTGATGACATGGCGCCATAAGGTCGAATCCGTTCCAGCTTGTCTCGAATAACCGAACGCGACGCAGCGGCAACCCGACACGACAGCCGCAGACGACAAAGTCCGACCGCATCGGCGCACCAGGGACGTTCTCGATCACCCAAAACCTGCCAGACCGCGCCAGGTGATCGCGCGTTAGAGGCAATAGATTGGCGTAGATTTTCCCGGCGTTCCGCTGCGACTGTGCGGCTTGGCTGTAAAACTGACACGGCGGGCTAGCATGAATCGCGTCGAAGCCAGCGCTAAAGGACGCGCAGAACTCCAATGCATCGCCCTGCACGAACTGAAATGGATACCGCGACTGCGGTTCGATGTCCACGCCGACGATTTCATCGAAGCCGGCACGATGATAGCCCATCGATGCGCCGCCAGCTCCGCAGAACAGATCCAGGAGCCTCATTCGAATGGCGCGAAGATGATCGCGACCGCTTCATCCAAGGTTCGCACGAGCGCCTTCTGCCCGCGCCACTCCGCGAAGAACTTCTCTTGCGACGGCCGCAGCTTGCCCTTCGCGGTCTTGATTTCGATCAGGTAATTGCGCCCGCGGTAGCCGACGAGCAGATCCAATGGCCCCTTCTCGCTGACGCTGCACCCGCATTGCTTCAGGCCATCGCGAATCTCGACGTGGTTCGCATCGAGTCGGTGGTAGGAGTAGCGTGCCACTACAGCACCGCCTTACTATGCGGCTTGAGACGAAATAAGATTGGGCGAGACGGCCACAGATCGCCATCCGAATGCACCCACCAGTGCCCATTAGGCCACTCACCGCTGTAGTGGCAGTCATGAATACCTGTGCTCCCAGCCTCGATCGCTTCGAATACCGTCCCGTCTTTTGGGCAGTAGATAATTTCTTTCCATCCAAGCAATTCGAGCGCTTGGTATCCACGAAACATCGCGCCGATAGCGCCACGCTCTTTCACAGCATCACATCTTGCGCTTCGCATTCGGCCGCGTAACCGTATTCCGTATTCGGCCGCTTGCGTGGCGGATCACGGAACTGGTGCGGCGAGGTCGAGACATGCTTGGCCTTCGGGTCGTGCTGCATCCGTGCCGCTTCTGTCACAACTTGACGGTAGAACTCAGACTGTGCTAGGCCGCCATCAGCGTATCGTTGCCACCAGCTCATCTCCATTATCGCTGCCCCTTTCTGAGTAGCCGCAGCAGGTCTGCGGTCAGTTGGCGGTTCTCTTTCACCTTCGCCGCGAGCTGCGCTTCCATTGCCGCGATCTTCTGATTCTGCTCGTAGAGCAGCGCCAACGCCGCGCAGCGGATTTCGCGCTCGATGTTCGGCATCGGCGGACTGTAGCACGACTTGCAAACGGTGTCTACACAGAATATAGTGGACGCCATGCCGAATCACCGACGACGCCTTGACCCGCTGCTGTCCGCGAAAATCGAAGCCTTGATAGCCCGCTACGCCTCGCTCCGGAAGGCCGCCGCCGCCAACGGCCTCTCCGCTGGCTACCTGAGCCACGCCCGCCGTGGCAATCGCCGACCTGGCGAGAAGCTGCTCAAAGTGCTAGGCCTGAGCGAAAAAAGAATTTACAAATAGTGCTTGACATGCGTATTCAGCTTGGAATACAGTAGCGGACATGACAACACAGTCCACGGCAAGTTCATCGCCGACTACGAAGCCGCCCGCAAGCGGCTCGAAGGGCGCGGCATCAAGTTCGTCACTGAATCGCGCATCATCCGCGAGATGCGTGCAGCCGAAGAGCGCAGCGGGGAGTGCGTAGCCTGCGGGCAGCCGGTGGCCGCACACTTCGACCTGCGGAACCGCAAGCTTGCGTGCCCGAAGGTGTCGCGATGAAAACCGAACGTATCGCCGTCGTCTGCGTGGAGTGCGGCAAGAAATTCAAGACGCCGCCATCCTCGTGCCCGGTCTGCCCGAAATGCAACAGCAGCGATATTGAGGTGTGCGAATGAGACGCTACGGTCGCTTCGTGCCGCACTCCACCATCATGCGCCGCATGCAGGCGAAGGATGACTGCTACGCACGCGAGTTGGCGGCACGACAGCGCAAGGCTGAAGCACTGAAGCCACGCTGCGCCATCTGTGCAGCGCCGTCACCGACCACGCTGTGCCCTGGCTGCACGGCACTGATTGAGATGGAGGGCTGAGATGGCGCGATTTTCAGACCGCATGGAGACGGCACCACACCGAGTCAGCGGCAATACACCGTGCGATTGTGAGCAGTGCCTAGAACTTCGCGACCAATGCGACGACTGTGAGCACTGCAAGGGGCGAGGCTGGCGCTGGCAGCACGTCGAGGGTGGATTCTTGGATAAGGTTCGCTGTGACGAGTGCGAGGGCACTGGAGACGCGAAGGAGGATATGTGAACACGAGTCAACGACTACAAAATATGTCGTATCAGAACCAGATACCGATCGAGGATCAACTCGCAGACGAACTCGATCGCGTGAAGAGGATGGTAGATCGGCTCGTTGCGGAGCGCATCGAGATCGCGCAGATACTCGCCAGATTCGCGGCTGAACCCATCTCTATTTCGGCGATTCAGCCGCTACTGGAACTCAACGACCGACTGAATCCGAGGTTGCGGTGAACTCGGCCGTGCTTGTCGCCGTCCTCGCTGGCGTCGTGTATCTGCTGCGCCGGTTCTCCGTGCGGGTGATTCGGTCTGACTTCTCGCCTGAGTGGTGGGTTGAGCACGAAGCGAAACAGCGCCGCGAAGCGATGGAATGGGCCGGTGTCGGCTATGAAGGGAAGTTTAAGCGATGAAAGCCTATGTTGCCGTCAAGCACAGCAAGGATGGAGACTGGATCAGCGTGAAGGATTTCCAACTCGTGTGCGACGAGAGGAATGCGCTGATGACGGCACTAAAAGCCCTCGTGGCCGAGACTGAAGCTAAGGACAATCCGAGTGATATGGGCGTGTCTAGAGACGAGCCCGTCATGGTCGCCGCGCTCGCGGCGATTGCGAAAGTTGAGGCTACGCGATGAGCACCGAACTGCTCCTGATCGATTTGTCCTCCATCGCGCACTCGCTGTATCACCAGAGCGCGAATGAGCCAGACCCGAACTGGACGGCGAACCGCACCGTGGCGCGCGTCCATGCGCTGAACAACGGCAAGCAATCAGGCGTGGCCGTCTGCCTCGACACGCCGCCCTACTTCCGAAAGGACATCGATCCGGCCTACAAGGCGAACCGGCAGAAAGAGCACAACGCGGCCGTGGCGCATCAGATTGCGGTCGCGGTCGATGCGCTGAAAGCCGACGGCTTTCCGGTGTGGGGAGCCGCTGGCTATGAGGCGGACGACATCATCGCGACGGGTGTGCGCCTGTCCAATGGAAAAAACAGAGACATCGGCGAATCTCTCGCTGGCGCTCGCGCCGAAACGCCTTGGCTCGTCCAGAATGATGTTGTCATCGCCTCGGCCGATAAGGATCTGCTCCAACTCGTGAGCGACCGCGTCACCGTGCAGAGCCTGAAGAGCGGCGACCGACTCGATCCGGATGCCGTGAAGGCGAAGTTCGGCGTGTGGCCGCATCAGATGGTCGATTACCTCGCGCTCGTCGGAGACACCAGCGACAACGTCCAAGGCGCCAAGGGCATCGGCGCGAAGCGAGCCACGGAGATTCTCGAACTGTTCGGCAACCTCGACGATGCGATGAAAGCGACGCGAGAATCGGTCGATGGCGTTGATCCGGAAGGCGTGCCCAGTATCAGCCGGTCATTGATCGCATTCGAGCCGCGACTGAACACCGTGCGGGAACTGATTCGCCTGCGGACCGATGCGCCGATTCCATTCGATGAGATTTTCAAGGAGCGACAGCCTGTGACGACGGAAGGATTCGAAGATGACCGAGAGCCGATGGACGAAACGCGACCTGTGGATCGTGGAGCAAGCCCTGAAGTGCCTGCACCGCATCCAGTCCACGACACAGAAGGCCTCAGCGCAATCAAAGCGTTCCAGAACGTCATCCCAACGGAAACGCCGCGAGAAGTCAAAGCTGCCATTGACGTGATGATGGCACCGGCCAAGCCGAAGCCTGACGGACCTCCGGAATCAACCGCGCTGGCCGTCGTGGAGTGGGACCGCCAGCTCGAGCCGCGCGACATGAAACAGGCGTATTGGATCGCGCAGCAGTTGTTCCAGTCGAAGCTGTTCGCCGCCTACGGCACGCCGGCTGCGGTCCTCTCGACCATCATGGCCGGCCGTGAGATGGGCTTCTCGACGATGGCGAGCCTGCGGGCGTTCCATATCATCGAAGGCAAGCCGACGATGAGCGCCGGCGCCATCCACTCGCTCGTGCTGAAATCAGGCAAGGCGAAATTCTTTCGCTGCGTGGAGCGGTCTGCGACCAAGGCCGTGTTCGAGACACAGCGCGGCGACGATCCGCCGTTCACGATGGCCTACACGATCGAAGAGGCGCAGCAGGCGTGGTCGAAGGATCAGTCGGCCTGGAACCGCAGCGGATGGGGCAAGCACCCGGCCGACATGCTGATCGCCAGATGCAGCAGTAAGCTGGCGCGGCTGGTCTACCCGGACGTGTGCCACGGTCTGTATTCCGAGGAGGAGATGTGACCTACGCGGAGTTCATCGCGCGCAAGCAGCGCGTCTGGACTGGCGTGGCGGTTCCGCACGCGCGCATCATGCCGGATCTGTTCCCCTTTCAGCAGGCGCTCGTGCGGTGGGCGCTGCGGAAGGGCCGCGCGGCCATCTTCGCGGATTGCGGCCTCGGGAAGACGCCGATGCAGCTCGCATGGGCACGCGAGATTCCAGGCCGAGTGTTGATTCTCGCGCCGCTCTGCGTAGCCGAACAGACCGTGATGGAAGGGCAGAAGTTCGGCGTGGATGTCGTCTACGCCACGAGTCAGCCGGAGACGCAAGGCGCGCGAATCGTCATCACGAACTACGAGCGGCTGGATCGATTCGACGCATCGCGGTTCGAGGGTGTCGTGCTCGACGAGAGCAGCATCCTGAAAGCCTTCGACGGCAAGACACGGCAGCGACTCATCGAGACGTTCAAGGACACGCGCTATCGGCTCTGCTGCACAGCGACGCCGAGCCCGAATGACATCAGCGAACTGGCAAACCACGCCGAGTTTCTCGGCCTGATGCCGCGCAATGAGTTCCTGGCCTCGTGGTTCATTCATGACGACCAAGGCTGGCGCATGAAGGGGCACGCGGTGCAGCCGTTCTACCGCTGGCTCGCGTCCTGGGCCGTAGCGATGCGGAAGCCGTCCGACATTGGCTACTCGGACGACGGCTACGAACTACCACCGCTCGTGATAACCGATCATGTGGTCGAAGGCGGCGAGCCTGGCGGCGTGCTATTTCCTGAGCTTGGCCTGAAGGGAATCCAAGGCCGACAGAAGGCACGACGGGCCAGCGTGGAGGACCGCTGCGCGAAGGTCGCCGAGCTCGCCACGGACGGCCAGTGGATTCTCTGGTGCGGGCTGAACGACGAGAGCGATACGTTGGGAGAGATGGACGGAGCGGTCAACGTGCAAGGCTCTGACACCTACGAGCAGAAGCGGAAGGCCATCCTCGGATTCGTAGCCGGCGACGTGCGCGTGCTGGTGACGAAGCCGCGCATTGCGGGATTCGGGCTGAACTTTCAGCACTGCCACAATATGGCCTTCGTCGGGATCGGCGACAGCTACGAGCAGTATTACCAGATGATTCGACGCTGCTGGCGATTCGGCCAGCAGCATCCCGTCAACGCGCATATCGTGGTGAGCAACAGCGAGCGCGCGATTGTCTCGAATGTGCGCCGCAAGCAGGCCGATGCCGATGAGATGGCGCGGCAACTGCTCGTCCACATGCGCGAGTTCGAGCGAGAGGAGTTGGCCTCATGACATGGATCGGCACGTTTACGAGACATCAGCGAGATTGGTCGAAAGTGGTGTTCGGGGAAGGTCGCCGCACGCTGGGTATCACGAGCCACATCCAGCTCGAATTACAGGAAATTCTCGCCGACCCTGACGACGTGCGCGAGTGGATCGACGTGATCATTCTGGCGCTCGACGGCTACTGGAGGCACGGCGGAAGGATCGAGGATCTAGCCGATATGCTGGAGGCGAAACAGCGCGTCAACTTCGAACGTGCGTGGCCTCCCGTGCAACCCGAGGATCATCCCACGGAGCATCTCCGATGACGTATTCAGGCAACGGCTGGACGCTCGTCAATGGTGACTCCTGCGAGCGACTCGGCGATTTAGCTGAGAACAGCGTGGATCTGTCCGTCTACAGCCCGCCGTTCAGTAGCCTCTACACCTACAGCGCCAGCGAGCGAGACATCGGCAACTGCGCGACACATGGCGAGTTCCTTGACCATCTCGCGTTTGTGATTCGAGAACTGCTGCGCGTGACGAAGCCGGGGCGCTTGTCGTGCTGCCACATCGCGCAACTGACGAGCACGAAGGCCACGCACGGCACGATCGGCTTGATCGACCTGCGCGGAGACACGATTCGTGCCTTCAAGCAAGAAGGCTGGGTGCATCATGGCGAGGTCTGCATCGACAAGGATCCGCAGGCGCAGGCCATTCGCACGCATTCCAAAGCGCTGCTGTTTGTGCAGAAGGAGAAGGATCGAAGCTGGCTGCGGCCGGCGCTGGCGGATTTTATCCTCGTGTTTCGCAAGCCAGGCGACAACGTGAGTCCGATTGTTGGCGACCCGATTACCAACAACGAATGGATTGAGTGGGCGCGGCCGATCTGGTATGGCATCGACGAAACGGACACGCTGAACACGGCCGTGGCGAAGGAGAACGATGATGAACGTCACATTTGTCCTTTACAACTTGGGACCATCGAACGTTGTGTCAGGCTCTGGAGCAATCCCGGCGATCTTGTCGTCTCACCCTTCGCTGGAATCGGTTCTGAAGGCTTTGAAGCGATCCGACTCGGCCGACGCTTCTGGGGGTGTGAACTCAAGGAGTCCTACGCCCGAGTCGCCGCGCGCAACCTGAAGGTGGCTGAAGGCATGCAGAAGCAAGGAGCGTTGTTCCATGAAGTGGCCGCGAATCAGTGAGGCGGATGTGTTGGTCGCGGAAGCGGCGGTCATTATTGCCGCGGCGATCTGGCTGGTGTTGCGGTTTTTCTAGGGGGTGGTTGTGAAATCAGTAAGTCTCATCGTCGTCAGCGTCCTACTCTCCGCGTGTGACATCACGAAAGGCGGCAACCCGATCGTGCCGTCCGAGGTCGAATCAGCGCCGCCCGTCTCAGTCGGTGCCAGTGGCCGACTCGCCAGCGTCTTGATCGGGAAGGTCTGGTCAGGGATGCAGATCCCAGCGTGTCCGGAGTGCGGCGAAGGCGGGCCTATCGCGATGGAGTTCAGTTCGCTCAGTCCGTCGATGATCGTCGGCCAGTTGCGCTACGCGGCGCAGAACGGCGCCATCTACCATGCCACCGTCACGGGCAGCGTGGACGCAATGGCGATCACGGTCCTCCCAGGCGAGAATCCGCAAAATACGCTCTGCGGCTATAGAGCCTCCGGGAGTCTCAATGCCGATGCTACCCGCATCGAGGGCACGTTCTCCGGTTACGGGCCAGGGCCGAACTGCAATGGCAAGCGCGGCTCGTTCTGGGTGAATGCGGACATCCTGCCGTGCACGGGTGGCGGCACCTACGTCTATCAGGGCAATCAGCATCTCGCGATTTATCCTCCGGGTTGGCCGAATCCTGAGTATCCGTTCTCGCTGCCGGCGGTGCCGTTCGCGATTCCCGCTGGCGAGTGGGCGTTCGTGGCGTTCACGGGCGATGAGCACTCCATCAAGCAGGACGGGCCGCAGGCGTTCGAGATTGTGCAGTTCGCGCTCTACGGGATGGGCGACAAGCTGCTGGGAACCGTCGGACCAACGATAGACGTGCCAGACGACAAGGACTCACAGGAGTCGCCATTAGGCACGCGGACGTTAACCGAACCCGTCGTCAGCATCAAGGCGATTCACGGCTATACCGGGCCGCCGGTCGAGGCGCCGACGCATTCGGTGTATCCGATCAGTCTCTCGTATGGCTGCCCGGTGCGGTGATGGCGAAAGTGCTGTGGTGGTGCACCGGCTGTCATGCCTCAGGGATTGCGAATCTGCACGGCCTCGAAACACTGGATGCCGTGTTCTACCTGCGGGTCGATCATGATTCGCACGAGGTCGCCGAGGCGAAGCGGTGCACCTTCAGCGCCGCGCTGGTCAAGGTTGAGGAGTTGCGCGAGGTGAAGTCATGATGCCCTGTCCTGACGAACTACTGTTGCCGTCGGTGCCGCTGCCGCAGCTGTTCGAAACCGCGCAGGCGGCGCCACCAGACATGCGGTGGACCGTCATCGCGCTCTGTGTCGGCATCGCCGTGTTCCTGCTGCTCGACATCTGGCTGGTAAAGAAGCACAAGTTGAGCATGACGAACCTGCATCGGAAAGGGCCGACGTGGTTTAAGTGGTTCTCGGCGGGCGCCCTGACGGCGCTCGTGTGGCATCTGTTCTTTCAAGGGCGAAAGAAGGCGCAGACATCGGCGGGCGAGGCAAGTCATTGAGAATTGGGCTATTCGACCTTGATCGCACCGGCTTTCCGAATGTGGCGTTGATGAAGCTCTCGGCGTGGCACAAGGCGCAGGGCGATACGGTGCTACCGCTGAACAGCGGCCAACCAGCGGATCGGCGCTACGGCTCGTGCGTGTTCACGTGGAACCGGCGGAAAGCTGCGGCACTGGTCGCTCAAGGCGCGGTCGTCGGAGGCAGCGGCGTTGACCTGCAGAACACATTACCGCCAGACGTGGAGGCGACGCGGCCGGATTATAGCCTCTACGGCATCGACTACGGCGTTGGCTACCTGATGCGCGGGTGTATCTGGACGTGCAAGTTCTGTGTCGTTCCGGAGAAGGAAGGTAAGCCTCGCGACGTTGCGACGATTGACGATTTGTTGAACCGCGAGAGCGCCAGTCCTCGGCCGTTCGTGGTGTTGCTGGATAACGAGTTTTTTTGGCGCGAGCGGTGGGCGATTGCCAGATTGCAAGAGTTCACAGCGAAGGGTATTGACTTTTCCCCATCGCAAGGACTCGATGTGCGCGTGCTCACACCGGCGTTGGCCGACGCGCTGGCGGCGTCGCCGTTCTGGAACGTCCATCACAGTCGTAAGCAGATCACGTTTGCCTTCGACGACCTCGCGATCGAGCGCCAGTACCGGCGCGGTGTCGAGATGCTGTTGGAGCGCATGGCAGCGTGGCACCTTCAGAGCTTCGTGCTCGTCGGGTTCAACTCCACGATTGAGCAAGACCTGCGTCGCCTAGAGATCATCCGCAGTTACGGGATTGACCCGTTCGTGATGGTCTACCGGGACTATCACACCGGTCAGATGGCGCGCGATCCGCAGCTCCGAAACCTCGCGCGGTGGGTGAATCGCCGGCTCTTCAAAACCTGCACGTTCGCTGAGTACTGGCCGGAAGCACGGCGTGAGCAGCAAGGGCTGATTCCGTTATTGGTTGCATGAAGGGTGAAGCCATGACCGATCCCGGCGTCAATAAACTCACGAATGTTCTGTTCAACGGCGTGGTCTGGGTGAAGCAAGGGGACTACGACAAGCTCCAAACCCAACTCGCAGCCGAGCGAGCCAAATCAGAATCCATGCGAGAAGAACTGCACGCGCTCCGGCGACAGGTGGCTGGACTGGATCAGGCCGCGTCAGGCGGGTAGATGTCCTCGACCGCGCGAGGCTGTCGAATATGCGGCACTTCATCCTTTGGAGTCGAGACTGATGGCGTGGCGCCACCGTTGGCGATGTGCTCTTTCACATCGTTCTCGGTGACGCCATGCGGCATCGACAGTGCCGTCAGCAACTTGATCCGGTCGCGATACTTCGCCCACAGCGACCAGCCCAACCCGAGCACGGCCAGCGTCCCGGCTCCGACATACGTCTCGGCCTCGCTGGCGCTCCAGATCCCGGCCTTCACCACGTAGCCGAAGAGCGCCGCAAGGAAGAACCTGACGATTGAGCCGAGCGCCGCCTGCAAGATTGGATTCATGGTTCACACCGGATCAACTGGCTCGCGAGTTCGCCGCCCATCCCAAGCAGGACGCCAGCCCATGCCTGTCCGCGCGTGTGCCGGTTCGCCGCCACCCGCAAGCCGCCCGTGCCGACAGCGAAGGACGCCCCGAAGCCCCACGACCACGACGAGCCGACCGACCCGAAGGCCGCATGCAGTGACGGCATCCCGTTCCCGGCACAGCACGGCCGCGGCGAGTCAATGACGCGCTGAAGCAGGATGCCGGTTGAGGCGATGCCGCCGGAGACGGCCAGCCGCTTCAGGTGACACGCGCGGTCCTCTGACTGAAAGGCACGCACCAAGCCAACGGTCGGATTGACGGCTGCGGTGCCCCAACTCAGGGCATCAGGCACGGGCCGCACGTCTTGCGCGCAGAGCGGAGCCGAGAGCAACAGCACGAGAGCGATGGTTCTCATTTGTCCTTCTCGGAATGCTTGGAGAACATCTTCACGAAGAACTCGCGGAGTGGTCGGAAGTCTTCCCATTGCTGCTTGGCAATCTCGGCCCGCAACTCAGGCGGCTGCGATTCGATGTTGGTGATGATCAGATTGATCGTCGCCGTGTAGGCATTCAGGATAGCCGTGAGCGGATCCATTACAACTGCATCCCTTTCACCCAGGCCGCCGCGCACTTCGCGGTCGGTTCTGTCATGAGCTGACCAAATTGCGATTGCCGATTGTGGAACACGGCAAGCGCCCAGAGAATCGAATAGCCGCGTCCGAGGCACCACGCCTGCTGCTCGCTGTAGCCGTTGCTGTCGCCGAACGGGTTGCCTTCCGTCATCCAGCACATGCCGTAGCCGTTCTCAGGCTTCCGCATCGTGGGCGGGCTGGCCGTGGCATCCATCAGCGCCCGATCGAAACTCTGCCTGGTGGCATGCAGTTCGCCGGCAGGAGCGCCCTTCGGGTGCGTCATCACGTCGTCGACATCCGACCCGCGCGACCAGATCAGCCCCGCTCCAGGCGAGGGCAAGTCCTGCGGTTTGAACACGTAATTCCCGCTGCTATCCTTCTGCTGGTTCTTTGTCCATTGGTTGAAACCGGATAGCAGCGTCTTGGATCCGACCAGCCTCTTGCCAAGCTCGCTCCAATGTCCGAGAGGTGATTGAACGTCTTGGTTGTCAACATAGCCAGTGAGAAGTGGGGCGATCCCGTTCGCGTTGCAGAGATCGGCAAACGGTCGAATCGCGTCATAGTAGCCAGCCTCCTTCGGCGACAGGTCGAGAAAATTGTTCTGCCTCTTGCTGCCCTGCGACCAGACGCGCCAGACCTGAAAGCCGAGACGGGCCGACTCGGCAAAGAACGGCTTAAGTGCCTCCGGCCCACCGTCCTTAAAGAACCGGAGCGCCGGGAACATATCGACGCCAGCCAGCACGATCCGGTTGCCGCTGGCATCCACGAACTCGTTGCCGCGTTGCTCGAGATGCAGCGGTTTCACTGCGGGCGGTGGCGTGTAGCCTTCCACGTCCAGCCTGACGGTCGCTAACTCATCGCTGATCGCGGCGACTTTGCCGTCCTCGGAGATCCGCCACCAGCCGCCCCAGCCGCCGAGGTCGCCCTTGGGACGCCGTTCCAGCTTCCGACTGTGCTCGTTCACGGCGAGCTGGCCGGTATCATCGTTGAAGCTGATGGCGACGCCCTGCTTGTAGGGCACGATCGTCACCGTCTCCCACGCGCCAGGCCCGTGCGTCTCGTCGGCATAGACTTCGTGCGTCTGCGGGTGGCAGCCGACATACCAGCCGGTGAACTTGACGAACGCCATCAGAATGGCGCGGGTGGCGCGGGTCCGGTCAGCACGTAGAGCAGCGCCCCGAACCCGATGCAGATTTTGATGATCGGCCAGCCGCCGCCGAGCGATAAGCCAAACAACGTGATCAGCGGAGGCAGGATGGCAAAGAGGAACAGCACGACGATCACCGCGTAGACAATGCGCCAGATCAAGGCTCTCATAGGCTCACTTCCAGAAATGGCTGATCAGCATGCCGATCACGGCGATGATGGATGAAATCGCGAACATGCGCCGATCCATCTCCGATTTCATGCGCGCCTTCTCGTCAATCAACTCTTGCAGGTCGCGCGTCCGGTTCGTTTCCAAGATGAGCACGCGGTCTGCGACCAAACGGTCCTCCCGATCATGAGCGGTCATGCGGGCGCCGAGGCCATCGGCGACCGAATCAATCGAAGTGCGGAGACTCTTGTGCGAAGTCTCCAGTTTATCGGATAGCATCTGAAAGACTTGCACGACCAGCCCTTGCGTGGCCGGAGCCTGCGCGTCAACGGAGCCGGGATTCGCCATAACCGTGAGATCCCACGCGAGCAGATGTTGGTTGTTCATGTCGCTCCCCAGAGACGTTATCTCCTCTGAGGCGGGAGCACCGACTGCCATCCGCGTCTATCCTGCTGAGGTGTCCCGCCCTGTGTCCGCAGGGTGGGGCACTGCAAGCCTAATACCCCCGACAGATTACGTAGGTTTTTTCCCCATCAGAAAATCCCGTCGTGCCGATAACTAGTTGGGCGGTCGTGACGGTCTGTATGGACGGAAAGGCCGATGTGGATGCCCCGCTTGCCACGCAGACCGGCGCATTCGTGAAAACCGTATTGAAACCAACTGTGCATGTGGATGGCGAACCCGTCCCGATCGTCACGACGAAGGCAAAGGGCTTTCCCGCGATCGATGATCCC